ATAGCTCCCATAATATCATCGAAGGTTAACTCCTCATCATCTGCTTGCCTCCGGACTAGCTCTGCAACATTAGCAGACACCATGTTGGTGACACGCTCATAATCAAACCTGCCGTCTACTGCATACTCTGGGGATACTTCCACCCAAAACGCAGATTGAAAGCGTCGCACAACAGCCTCGGGGGCGGTAATATACTCCGCCCAAGCGGCCTTCACGTTCTTCTCGTTCGTGGTGCCGACAATCAAGGGTGTGTTTAAATAAAACTTCCCCTTACTCTCAACATCGGCAAAGTTCAAAGGATAACTCCAATTACCCACAGCTCGAATAACTTGCATGGCCTCAAAATCGCTTACGCCAGCAACGCCTCTAACTTGAAAGGCATCATCCATCACCAAGCACTTTTGGCCGACATAGCCGTTCCAATACTCAGTGGTTCCCTTCTGCCACAAATTAGCCAATGCATCCTTTGCTGAGACCTCGCCAGACAACCACAATGTGATGGTAGCCATATACCGCAACAAACTAGTCTTCCCAACACCTGATCCGCCACCAAACATGGCCATATAAGGCATGGGTCTAACATTGCTTGAAGCTGACAATGCACCCTCATGTGGCTTCAAAGCCATACCAAGCTTATCAGTCCACAAAGTGACCTCTCTGCGAGCCTCTGGAGTGTGCAAAACCTGTAGGAAACCAAATCCCTCCAAATAATGCTCTCGTATCTCCCGCAATTTTGCCAATTCCAACACTGGATTAGAGGCCATCCATTGCAAATGATCAAGAGACTTCCTACGCCACTTAGCCATTAAGCCAGCCTGTTGTGAAAGATTAATCTCTCCCTTGCCGAACTTCACGAGTACAAAATTCACCAACTGCTCCACAATGGATAAAATTTCCTTCATAATTTTCTCAAGTCCATCGCTGGTGCGTGGAAAATTGGACACACGCTTTGTAAACTCACCTGATACACTCCTGAAATCTTTACCCGGACACCAGCAAGTGAGGATCATGGATGTGAGCTTTGAGACTGTCTCCACGCCAGACTGGAGTTTGACGCCCCCTATGTCAGACAACCAGTCCTTCAGGTTAGGCACGTGGTACACAACCACCGACACCAAAGCCGAAGCAACAATCCCTAGGTCATGCTCTTTGCACAACCAAAATACAAAGGCAGCTAATGCAACCTTCCAGGCAAATCCACCCAACGA